AATATAAACGAAGATGCATAGAAAGTCTAAACAAAATTGGAATTGATAAAGAAAAACTAGAGATAGAAAAAGCAAAATTAGAAATAGAGAAACAACGATTAGCAATAGAATTAGCAAATCAAGAAGGCGAAGAAATAGAAGACACTTCTGAAACGGATGTGGAGATATATGGCAGTTAAGAATATAAAAAAGAAAAAAACTATTAATTTTAATTTTGGAGATAAACATAAAGATTATATAAGAAATTGTGTAGATTGTACTTTTAATATAGCAGAACGGAGCAGTAAGAGCAGGAAAAACAGTTGATAATGTATATGCTTTTGCACATGAGCTTAAAACAACTCCTGATAAAATTCATTTAGCAACAGGTTCTACTAGTGCAAATGCTAAACTTAATATAGGGGATGCAAATGGTTATGGACTAGAATATATTTTTAGAGGGCAAAGTCATTGGGGAAAATTTAAAGGCAATGAATGCTTGTATATAAAAGGTCCAGATACTAATTACAAGCAAAGAATAGTAATTTTTGCTCGGTGCTGCAAAAGAAGATAGTTATAAAAAAATTCGTGGTAACTCTTATGGTATGTGGATAGCAACCGAGATTAACTTGCACCATGACAATACTATTAAAGAGGCATTTAACAGACAATTAGCAGCAAAAAGAAGAAAAATATTTTGGGACCTTAACCCAGATAACCCAAATGCAGATATTTATACAAAATATATAGATAATTATGCAAAAAAACATAAAGATGGAACTCTACTTGGTGGATATAATTATGAGCATTTTACTATATTTGATAATATAAATATTCCAGATATAAGAAAACAAGAAATAATAAGTCAATATGACCAAAATAGCATATGGTATTTAAGAGATATTCTAGGAAAAAGATGTATAGCTGAAGGATTATGTTATAGAACTTTTGCTAATGATCCTATGAAATATAGAATATCTAGAGAAGATGCTAAAAATAGAATTTCTCAAATAATTATTTCAGTTGACTTTGGTGGTAGTGGTTCAGGGCATGCTTTTGTAGCAACAGGAATAAGTAGAGATTTTAGAGATGTTATTGCATTAGCAAGTGAAAGACATTTTGGAGATATAGACCCAAATAAATTAGGAGATTTGTTTGTTGATTTTGTATTGAAAATTATTAATGTGTATGGAATGCCAGACATATGTTATGCAGATAGTGCAGAACAAACATTAATTAGAGGTTTAAGAAGTTCTTTACTTAAAGCAAATATTAATCTTGCTATTGATAATGCATGGAAAACAGAAATAAATGAAAGAATAAGAGCTACAAATAGACTTATGGGACAAATGAGATTATATCTAACAGATGACTGCGAATCATTAGAGACAGCATTTTGTACTGCTGTTTGGAATCCAAAAGAGTTAACAGTAGATGAAAGACTTGACGATGGAAGTTCTGATATAGACTCTCTTGATGCATTTGAATATACAATAGAAAGATATATAGAACTTCTAATAATAACGGAGGTATAAAAATGTTTAATAAGATTTTAGGTTGGATAAGGAGTGTAATAAATAAAATGTTTAATGTAAATATTGGAACTAAATTTAATGTAAATGTTGCTATATCAGATAAAATGATAACGGCAATAAGTTTATGGGAAAAAATGTACAAAGATGAAGCACCATGGTTAAACAGTGATGTAATAAGTGCAGGACTTCCAGCTTCTATATCAAGAGAATTAGCAACGGCAACAGTTGTTGAGTTTGAAAGTGAAATAACAGGAAGCCCAAGAGCAGACTTTTTACAAGATAAATATAAAAAGATAAAGAAAAATTTAAGAAAAAATCTTGAATATGGTTGTTCTTTAGGTGGATTAATATTTAAACCTTATGTTGCGAACAATCAATTATTAGTAGATATAATAAAAGGGACAAATTTCTTTCCAGTTGAGTACAATAGCAATGAAGAGTGTACGGCTGGAATTTTTGTTAGTAGAAAAGTTGAAGGAAAATATTATTTTACTAGACTTGAATATCACGAATTAGATGTGAGCAATAAAAAGTATATAATTCAAAACAAAGCATATATGAGTTCAAGCGAAGAAACACTAGGAAACGAAGTGCCACTAGCAGCAATTAATGATTGGAAAGATATACAAGACATTGTTGGTATAAATAATGTTGAAAAGCCATTGTTTGGTTATTTTAAAATTCCTTTTGCAAATACTATTGACCCAGATAGCCCTATTGGAGTTTCAGTATATTCAAGAGCAACAAAATTAATTGAAGAAGCGGATAAACAATTCGCTAGATTACTTTGGGAATTTGAAGGCTCTGAATTAGCAATAGATGCAGACCCAACAGCATTACAATCAAGCAAAATAATAAATGAAAAATTAGAACTACCTGCATTAAAACAAAGACTATTTAGGGCAACAAGTTCAAATAAAGATGGAAAAGCCTTTTATGAAGTATTTAGCCCTGCAATTAGAGAAACAGAACTATACAAAGGATTTAATGATATTTTAAAAAGAATTGAATTTGTTTGTGGTTTAGCTTATGGAACAATATCAGATCCACAATTAATAGAAAAAACTGCAACCGAAATAAATAGTGCAAAACAAAGAAGTTATGCAACTGTTTCTGATATTCAAGCAGCTTTGGAAGATGCTCTTGAAGATACAATTTATGCAATGGATGTATTAACTACATTATATCGTCTAGCACCTCTTGGAAAGTATGAAACAAGTTATACTTGGGATGATAGTATTCTTGTAGATGCAAAAGAAGAGCAAACTATAATGATGCAAGAAGCAAATATGGGATATATCAAGAAAGAATTTTATTTAATGAAAAGATATGGTGTAACTGAAGAACAAGCAAAAGAGATGTTGCCTAAACAAGAAGATGAAGAAGAAACAGAAGATGAAGAGTAGGTGATATAAATGCTAACACCTGATTATTTAGAACATTGTGCAGATGAAGCAATAAAAATAAATGCAGAATTAGAAAATTTTATTATAAAAGATATTGCAAGAAGAATTGTAAAAGCAGGAACAATGACAGAAACGGCTAGGCATCAAATAAAAGCAATTCAAGAAAGTGGTTATTTATATGATGATGTCATTTCAGAAATTGCAAATATAACAAAAATATCAAAAAAAGTTGTAAAAAAAATATTTGAAGATGCAGCAGTAGAAAGTATGACTTTTGATGATGAAATATATGAATTAGCAGGAGTAAAACCAACATTTTTTAGAGAAAGTCCTGCAATGATGCAAATTCTTAAAGCTGGAATACAAAAAGCAAATAATGATATTACAAATTTAATAATGACAACGGCAGGGACATCACAAAGTAAATTTCAAGAAATAACCAATATGGCATATAGGCAGTTCACAAGTGGGGCATTTGATTATAATACAGCAATATTTAATGCAGTAGAACAATTATCAAAAGAAAGTGTAAATGTAATGTACCCATCTGGAAAATTAGATAAAATAGATGTTGCAGTTAGAAGAGCAGTATTAACAGGAGTAAATCAAACAGCACATAAATTGCAAGATGAAAGAGCAAAAGAACTTAATTGTGATTTAGTAGAAGTTACAGCACATACTGGTGCTAGAGTAACAAAAAAATTGGACCATACTAACCATGCTTGGTGGCAAGGTAAAGTATACAGCATAAGTGGTAATAATGATAAATACCCAAGTTTAAAAGAAGTTACAGGATATGGTAAAGTAGATGGCTTGGGTGGTATAAATTGTAGACACAACAAATTTCCTTTTATAGAAGGAGTTAGCAAAAGAGCATATACAGATAAAGAATTACAAGAATTAAATGATAAAAAAGTAAAATATAATAACCAAGAATACGGAGAATATGATGCCTTAAAAATTCAAAGACAGAAAGAAAGAGAAATAAGAGAACTTAAAAGGCAGCTTTCCGGATATCAAGGTATTATGCTTGGAACAGAAGATGAAAATTTATTAAATCAAGCTAGACACAAATTTAATGTAAAATCAAAAGAATTAAAGCAAAAAGAAAAAGAATTAAACAATTTTGCAACACAAACAGGACTAAAAAGAGATACATCTCGAGAAAGAGTTGCAGGATTTAATAAAAGTATATCTAGGAAAGCCATAAACGGCTCAAAATCAGTTTAAAAACATAATAATATAAAAGTAATTGAAAGGTGGTGATAAAATGGCTAAAATCGTAAATTTAAGAATAAAACAAAACTTTAGTGATAAAGAAACAGAAGTTGATTACAAAAAAGGTAAAGTATATCCTTTTTCAGAAAAAAGAGCAGAGGAATTATTAAAAAATCCTTATCTAGTTGAAAAAGTAGATATTACTGAAACAGAAGAAAAAGCTGAAAATGCAGAAAAATAAAACAATTTAATAGTTATTAATTTTAGACATTTTTATATGTCTATTTTTTATTTAAAAATAAGAGTACTTGCAACTCGTAATAAATGCAAGCAGCAAAGAGAAGAGAAAAC